CGTGGACGACCAGGGCAACGCGCTCAACGGCTCCATGGTCAGGTTCACGCCGTCGGTGCGCCGGGTGACCGACGGAGACACCGTGGTGTGGCTGCACGAGGTGCACGAGCGGGTCGAAAGGGGTCTGCTCACCATCAGCCTGCTGGCCACCGATGTCGCCGGAGTGACACCCGCATTCACCTGGCGCGTGAAGGAGTGCTTCCCCGGGGGCGAGGAGTACGACATCACCGTCCCGGCCGCTACGACTTCCCCGGTGAGCCTTTTCTCGCTTCGGACTATCGCTAGTTAACAACGCCTTTCTGATTCCTCATACCCTGGTATCGCTACCTCGCTATCAGAAGAGGATTACGGAATGACTAATCTCGCACCCGACCCGCAGTTTCAGGAGCGCGTCGGCACGGTCTATGAGCGCAAGCTCGCTGACAACGCTGTACGGCGCGGTCCTCTTCGGTTCGAGGAGGGTGTCGCCACAGACACAGACGTGCCGAACGAGTTCACCAAGGGCGCTCTCCAGGGCTACATAACGGCCCCGGGTCGCCCGAACCACAACGCCAACGTCTACGAGAAGTCGCCGCAGGAGACCATGGCCGAGCGTGTCCACGTCGGTTCCGCCTCCTGGGTCGAGGCACCCACCTACCTCGGTGAGTTCGCCCAGGGCTCCTTCTCCGACTACGCGGCGGTGCGCTACGAGGAGGTCGTTCGTAACGGCAGCCGGTACGAGCGCCAGTCCCCGGCTGTCGTCGAGGACTGATTCACGTGGTCGCCTTCAACGACCGTCGCAGGTCCCCACGAGCCTCCTTCGATGAGGTTCTTCCCCGCCTCCCGCTCCAAAAGGGCGAGACGGTCGGGAAGAGCCTCATCGGGGGACGCTACCTCGTTCGCGGAGTTCCCGTAGAGGACGAGGAAGGCGCCAAGACGCGACAGTACGTCCTGCATGAGGTGCTTCCCAGCGGTGACGTTATCGAGCGCGGAGAGCCTTTCGAGAGCCGTGCCAAGGCCAAGCGCGAGACGCGGCAGATGAAGCCCACTCGCGTCATCGAAATCTGAGTCGGAGAACCTTTCCATGAGCGGTGCCATCTCATTCGCCAGCCCGTCTATGCGGGCCTCGGGATCAGACCTCACTGTGTCGATCTCTCCTCTCGGCCTAGTCGAATTGGCCGACGAGGAGTTCGAAGTGCATGGCCCGCGCCTCAACCGCTATTCCCAGAACTTTGCATACTACTTGGGACATCACTGGGGATACCGTCGCGAGGCTGGAGAGAGCCAGATCACGTTCAACTACGTGAAGGCCTTCGCCGACTACATCAACAATTTCACCTTCGGGCGCGGAGTTCACTTCAAGTCCGTCAAGCAGTACGAACACATCGTCCCCTCCCTCCTCAAGAGGGCCTGGGAGGTGGACAACCGCAAGGAGCAGTTGCTCTGGGAGATGGGCCAGCAAGGCGGCGTCGGTGGCGACTGCTTTGTGAAGGTGGCCTACGCACCGGCATACGTAGATGATCTGGGACAAGAACAGCCCGGCCGCGTAAGGATCCTCCCGCTCAACTCTGCTTTCTGCTTTCCGGAGTGGCACCCCCATGACAGGGACCGCCTGATCCGCTTCAAACTCAAGTACCGTTTTTGGGCTACCGGCGAAGATGGGACGCGATCCGTCTACACCTACGTCGAAGTGCTCACGGACTCGACGATCGAAGAGTATCTGAATGACGAACTCATCGACTCCCGGCCGAACCCGCTGGGCCTCATACCCGTGGTCCACATCGCCAACTCGCAGGTCAGCGGCTCACCCTGGGGTCTCTCCGATATCGCCGACATCATCAGCCTGAATCGTGAGTACAACGAGAAGGCAACCGACATCAGCGACATCATCAATTACCACGCCGCACCCGTAACGATCATCACGGGCGCGAAAGCGAGCAACCTTGAGAAGGGTCCTCGCAAGGTGTGGGGCGGACTCCCCAAAGACGCGAACGTGTTCAACTTGGAGAATGGCGTCGACATCGCGGGACCGCTCCAGTACCTGGAGATGATCAAGCGTTCCATGCACGAGATAACGGGCGTTCCAGAGACGGCGCTCGGGCAGATGCAACCCGCGAGCAATACATCGGGTGTGGCATTGGCCATCATGTACCGACCGATGATGTCTCGTTACGACCAGAAGAAGATGCAGTACTCCGTCGGCCTCCAGAAGGTCAACGAACTCATCCTCAAGACGCTGTTCACCTTCGAGCCGGAATCCCGGCTGTATGACCCTGCAACCGAGGGCATCATGAAGGACGATCAGCCGCCTATGGTCGATGTGCTCGACCCTATGGCCTACTTCACCGAGTGCGAATGGCCTGCCCCTCTTCCGGTCGACACCCTCATCAAGTTGAACGAGATCCAGGCGAAGATGTCCATGGGCCTTGAGTCCATGCGCGGAGCCCTCCACGACTTGGGCGAGGAGTTCCCAGACGAGAAGGTCCGCGAGATCTTCGAGGAGCAGATCGAGGACGCCAAGCAACAGGGTGCTCTGCGAATGCTAAAGGCGCAGATCGATTCGACTATTCTGCAACTGACGGGATTGCCACCTGATGGGGTGGATGCGCCTGCACCGCAAACTGATGCGGATGGCAACCCCATCAATCAGCCTGCGGGTCCGAATCCGGTGACGCTTCCCGGTGGTGTCGAACTCGGCAACATCACGGCTCCCGAGATTCAGAAAATGACTACTGAAATCGTGACACAGGCGTACGGCCCTCGGGCCGGACTTCGCCGAGACCCGGACACCCAGACCGACTAGGAGTCGAGAGCGCATGTCGCTTCATACCCAGGGCATTTCCGTGCCTGCTCAGACCGTACTTGGCTACCGCAAGGATGGCCGTCCGATCCATCCCATCGCGGGTGGGGCTCCGCAGCCCGGTGAAGGTGGCGACCCCGTCATCGTCGTACCGGCCGCTGTCGTCGAGCCGCCCGCTGTCACGCCTGCCGAACCTCGCTTCACCGCCGAGGACATCGCCAAGGCGCGGCAGGAGGAGAAGGACAAGTTGTACGGCCGGATCTCCAAGATCGAGGAGCAGAACAACAAGTTCCTCAAGGAGATCGAGGACCAGCGCAAGGCCCGTGAGGCCGCGCAGGCCGACGAGGAGAAGCGCCGCAAGGACGCCGAGACTCAGGCCAAGTCGCTGGCGGAGCAGGACATGTCCGCGAAGGACTTGCTGGCGCAGAAGGAGCAGGAGTGGACCTCCCGCTTCGAGCAGTTCGAGCGCGAGCGTGAGCAGGAGCGCACCCTGTTCGCCAAGGAGCAGGAGTTCAACAACCTCCAGACCTACATTCAGAAGCGTGTGGGCGAGGAGTCCGAGAACATCGCTCCGGAACTTCTCGACTTCGTCGGTGGTAATTCGCCGGACGAGGTAGAGGCAAGCATCAATACAGTCAAGGCAAAGACCCAGGCTATCCTGGAGTCGGTCCAGCAGGCCGCTATTCAGCAGCGAGCCACCATGCGTGGTGTGAGCCCCACCGGCTATTCCACCACCGGACCTATGGACACTGATCCGGGGCACAAGTCGTACTCCCTCCAGGACCTCCAGGCCATGCCTATGTCCGAGTACGCCAAGATTCGGGGCCAGTTGGGCGTCGGTAATGCCGCCCAGAACCAGCGTGGACTGTACTCGTAATTCGGTCGAGTACCCGTAACTAAGGAATTCACAGTATGCCAAGCGCGATCACTGGTACCCCGAACCTGTCGGCTTCTCCGACGAACTACTCGGGCGCCAACAGCACTCTCGGTGCGGCCATTCAGACCATCTGGAGCAAGGAGATTTTGTTCCAGTCCATGCCGATTCTCCGCTTCGAGCAGTTCGCGGTGAAGAAGACCGAATTGGGCGTTCAGCCCGGCCTCACGATCAACTTCATGAGGTACAACAACCTCGGCTCCGCCGGGCAGTTGGTCGAAGGTGTGCGCATGCAGACCAACGCCCTGTCCGCCAGCCAGTTCTCCATCACCGTCGCGGAGCACGGCTACGCGGTCGCGGTCTCCGAACTGCTGCTGAACGCCTCGTTCGACGACGTCATGGCCTCGGCCTCGCGTCTGCTCGGACGCAACATGGCCCTGTACCTCGACCAGTCCGCGCGGGACACCCTGCTCCAGGCGTCCTCGAAGATCTGGGGCTACGACAAGTACACCGGCACGGTCAGCACGCAGCCCCTGGCCGGTCTGGGTATGTACGCGTCCGGCACTGCCGCCACTACCACCGACGGCCTGACCGGCGGCTTCCACTTCACCTCGGCGCTCGTGAAGGACGCCGTGGAGACTTTGGCCACCAAGAACGTCCCCCGCTTGGGCGAGACCTACGTCTGCTTCATCCACCCGCACCAGTCCCGCAAGTTGCGTGATGACCCGGAATTCATCGAGGTCACCAAGTATGCGGCGCCGGGCAACTTCATGCTCGGTGAGATCGGCCGCCTGAACGACGTCGTCTTCATCGAGACGACCCAGGTCAAGCAGATCCAGAACGCGGGCTCGAAGACGGTCTACCAGTCCATCTTCCTGGGCGACAACGCATTCGGCCACGCGATCTCGCTGCCGGTCGAACTGCGTGACGGCGGCATTCTCGACTTCGGCCGAGAGCACGCCCTGGCCTGGTACGCGATTTGGGGCCTTGGCCTCATCACCGACCAGGCGGTCCTCATCGCGGAGACCAACTGAGCCAGTGATTCCGCAAGGAATCCTAGTTGAGTTGGTATTCGCGGTAACCGGCTAGTCCACAAGTTAGGGGAGCGGGTTCTGGATTACCAGGACCGCTCCCCTTCCTCGTTAGAGTAGTACCGCTTCACGATAAACGAGTCCCGAACCCGGAGAATTGAAATGCCTACTGCACGCAACGTCGCTCGCCCCGGTGATCTGACCGGCCGTAACAAGGCCGCTCTCGCCAAGGAGCACGCCGAGGAGTTGAAGGCTCGCGAGCACGAGATCTCGCTCATCAACGCCCAGGCCGCTGCCGAGCGCGACGACACCGTCCACGAGGTCGTACCGAGGGACATGAGTGCCCCTCCGGCCCCGGCGCCGATCGAGGTGTCGGAGGCTGTCGAGGTCGAGACCCCCATGCGTGAGTTCCGTGTGAACACCTCGCTGGAGAACATGACCTACGGCCACGGCAACCACTTCGATTTCGAAGAGGGCGTCCGGTACAAGGCGCCCAAGGCGCTCTACGACCACCTTGACTCCCTCGGCTACATCTGGCACTGACGGTCCAAGGAGACCTATCCCATGAAGACTCCCGCTCCTGTCGCCCCCACTGCTGGGGAGACGTTCGTGCTGGAGAACGCCGAGGGCTTCGGGGCCGGGCTGGGACACGTTCCCTCCGGCTCCGTGGTGTCCGTGGTCGACGTCCACCCGGCAGGCACCGCTGGCGTTGGCCACGCGGGTGAGGACTCGGTCCTCCTCGCCTACGAGCACGAGACCCACGTGATCACCGATGCAGGCGCTCACGCGCCGGGCACGGCCGTACGGCACTTCTCCCTGCACCTGTCCGACTTCCTGCGCATGTTCAAGAAGAGTGATGCCTGATGGCCGGTACTGTCCCCACCTGGGCGGGTAACGCCCTGGACTTCCTCACCGGCCGGGCGGTGGCCTACACCGCTCCCCGCAACACCTACCTGGCTCTGCTCACCTCCGACCCGAGCAACGATGACGGCACCCCCGTCGACATGACCACGCTGGCGGAGATCACGACTCCTGGCTACGCGCGGCAACAGGTGGTGTGGACGGCGCCGTCCGGCGCCCCGATGACCACAGCCAACTCCGCGCTGCTGTTCTACGGCCCGTTCACTGCCGACATGGTCGACGCGGCCTCCTTCGCGGCCCTGGTCACCACGGTCTCGGGTACGGGCGGCACGTGCATCTACGTGTGGCCCATCGACGACCCGCTGCTGGCCGTCACCAACGAATCGCTCCAGATCGCCGCTGGCGCTCTGACGCTGAACGCCTGACAGGAGGAGTCGCGGAATGGCAACTCTCGATGAACTGCGTATCCGGGTGCGCTCCGAGCTGGGCGACCGGCTCCAGCCGTTCCGCGACACCATCCGGGGCACAGGTGACGTCGCTCAGTACGAACTGAGTGCCAACAACGTCACCGGCCTGGAAGTGCTTCATATCTCGGGGGGCTCGCAGACCACGCTGAGCACCCCCGCCGACTACGTCCTCGACGACCTGAACGGCATCCTCGACCTGACCCAGCCGCTGGCGCTCGATGCCCTGCTGCTGGTGTCCGGGTCCTCGTACGGACTGTTCGCCGACGACGAGTTGGACAACTACCTCAACGACGCGCTGGCCCAGCACAACCGGGGCCGCACCATCACGACCCGCTACAAGGACAGCCACGGCTTCATCAAGTACGACGAGGTCGCTGTCGACGTCTCCACCCTCCCGCCGGAGGAGGACGTCATGGTCGTCATGCTGGCCGCCATCGAGGCCATGTGGGCGCTGTCCACGGACGCGGCGACTGACATCAACGTGCAGACATCGGACGGCACTTCGGTGGACCGTGGCCAGAGGTTCGCCCAGATCCAGACACAGATCGGCATGCTCACCGATAGGTACAAGACGCTCTGCGAAAAGATGGGTGTCGGCCTGTACTCGATCGAGGTCACCAACCTGCGCCGGGTCTCCCGTACGACCGGCCGCCTCGTGCCCATCTTCCGTGAGCGCGAGTACGACGACCACTCCCTGCCGCAGCGGATCCTCCCGCCAATCGGGCCGGGCCACCAGAACGACGACGAGTCCGGCGTGCCTTCCAGCGTCTTCGGATCCTGGGGCTACTGATGGGCCG